AAAAAGCTCGCTATTGCGTTTGGAGTATCGACTATTGAAGTGTCTGAGGATGACATTAAGGTGCTTGGACGCGTGGCGATGGAAATGAAGAAAAAGTAAATCAATAAAAAAACAATAGTTTATGTAACATATCATAGCGTTAGCGCTCTTTGATGCTTCTTGAAAAATTAACAAGCTAGGTACAAGAATGACCGGACTAGAATTTGCTGCGCCTGCTTTAGGCAAACTTATAATCGGTAAGATTTTCGGAGAAGGGGTCAAACGATCAGAATCTTTTTTGAATACTGTAAAAGCTCTCAACAATCGAGAAAAATCTATTCAAAACTATTTAAAAGCGGTTGAGAAGGTCAAGCGTGTAAGGACATTGAGCTACACGGATAAAGATGCCCTGTTTGATGATATTTACGTTCCTCTAAATCTACTATCATCCTCTAACACGAAATACTTAATCAATGAAAAGGTCGATATCCCCAACCCTAGATCAATCAACATTGTTGGACGTGCTGGCCAAGGTAAGTCAACAATACTAAGACGACTATTCCTCAATGAACTTTCGCGAGAAGGACGTCTACCGTTTCTGCTAGAACTAAAATACTTTCGAGAAGATAATCTAGCAAAAAATTTAATCAATGAACTAAAAAAATGGGGACTCAACTTTGATGAATCTACTGTACTGGAGTTTATTTCCTCTAGTGAAGTATCTTTATATCTCGATGCTTTTGACGAGATTCCGACTGCGTCGGTTAGCTCAGTTTATGAACAGATATCTGAGTTAACAAAATGCTTCGATTGTAAGGTAACGATATCTAGTCGCCCAAACACTAGTATTTGCCACACTGACAATATAGACATATTTCAAGTATCTGACTTAACGAACGAGCAAGTATATTCAATATTAGACGTCGCTAGCAGCAACAAGAATCAGTCAGCAATGCTTAAGCAAGCACTAGTTGCTAAACCACACGCTCTAGAGTTTATTAAATCCCCTATACTCGCTGTCTTGCTACAAATAGTGTTTGCTCATTCGAATACGGTTCCATCTTCTTTGAACGATTTTTACAACCGAGTCTACCTAACCCTTTTCCATAGACATGATGAGCTAAAAACTAACGTTATCCGAAGTTTTAAAACGGATCTAACTTGTGATGAATCGGAAAGAGTGTTTCAAGCTTTTTGCTATCTAAGCTTGAAAAACGGTGATTTATCCTTATCCAACGAATCAGCAATCAAGTACATGAGTGTTGCTTTGAAAGTTCGTGGATTTGAGGAGGTAAAGCCTGACCATTACTTCCATGATGTATTCCACGTCACAAACATAATTCAAGAAGACGGTTATGACAACTACACTTTCTTCCACCGTTCTTTGCAGGAGTTTTATGCGTACAAGTTTATTGATGGGTACTTTTCGACAGAACAAAAAAAACAATTCTTTGAATTATGCCGTAACGATATAAGCTCTCTTAACCAATTTAACTTAGTTCTTAGGTTCTTTGCTGACAACCGTGAATCAAGAGATTATTTAGAGTTTTTCTTTCTACCAGTGCTTGGGGGCTTTATTGGCTCAGATTTGAATTTCGACCTAAAATCCGCAGCAACTAGGCTTGTAGATGAGTGCAACTTCACATTTAGTACACATCACTATGCAAATAAATCAGCTGTTCCTGACAGCGATAGAAATAGGGTTAGCATGGCGAGCACACAAACGAATTTTGATGCTATGGATGCGCTGTACGACTTCCACTTGGAAGGAGATGGCGATTTTTTCCCTATTGGCACCTATATCACCGATTTTTTTCACAATAAAACCTTGATTAAGAATAATGGTCAGTTGTGGAGCATATTTGAGCTTTCCGAATTTCTCGAACTAGAAGTAAAAGCAGACACTGATGGGTATCAACTTCAATGTGGAGGGGCTCGCTTTTTTGAGAAGCACTATAGTGATGTAGAGAAAGAAGAGTTCTTCAATCAATTTGAGGCTCTTGTCAAATCATATGACCTTATCTCTCTGTATAAAAAGCAAGAGACAAGCTTTAACCTATTGAATAAAAGTGCCCAAAAGCTATTTTTTGACGGTTTGTAGGATAGATGTCTGTTCGAAAACTAAGTGAAGAGAATAAACCTTGGCTTTGTGAGTGTTACCCACAAGGCCGAAAAGGTAAACGCATTCGCAAGCGCTTCGCCACCAAAGGTGAAGCACTAGCATTCGAAAAGTTCACTATGGCCGAAGTGGATGATAAACCTTGGCTAGGTGATAAGAAGGACTTGCGCTCACTTCAGGATTTGGTCGAGCTTTGGTACAAGCTGCACGGCCAGCACCTCAAGTCTGCGAAAAAGGTTTACCCTCGCCTCTGCACCATTGTGGAAGAACTGGGGAATCCGTTTGCTATTAAGTTTACAGCGAAAGACTTTGTGCACTGGCGCTCTAGTCGTAAGTCTAAAAACCGATATGGCGATGAAACTACCGCAGGCTCATCCATTTCGGCGCCAACCAACAATCTTGATTTAAGGTATTTGCGAGCGGTATTCAACGAGCTGATTTCCCTTGGTGAGTGGACTCAACCTAATCCTCTCGCCACGGTTAAGTCGATTGCGGTTACAGAGTCCGAAATGGGCTTTTTCTCAAATAACGACATCGCCACCCTCTTCGACCGGATCAGTAAAAGCAAACGCGCCAAAGAGTATGAACTGGTGTGTAAGGTTTGTTTGTCCACTGGTGCGCGTATATCCG